CCGAACCAGACTTACCGATACCAACAATATAGACATTCGGGCGCGTGCCGTTCTCAGCGCGATATCGCCGCCCCATGAGAGCACCGACCGCGGCTAACGAAGCCGCCAGCGCGAGTTCAGGTTGTGGCCGATAGGCTGTATCGACCATCAGCCTCATCATGTCTTCAAGCACACCGCCGACGTTGTTCCAGCCCTGCGGCATGGGTTTAAACGTTTGCTTAGGCGCTAGTTCGGAGCTCGTCAGCGCAGCATCGCCCGTGTTCCGTGTCCGGGGTTGGTCAAAGAACGCCTGCGCGGGATGGACCGCTAGCGGATCGTAGTCAGCGTGAAGGTTCAGATCGAAGGGTGGCGACCACCCGGCGTCATGCGCAAGCCGATAGATCGTGCCGACAGTGATCTGCGTGGGATTGAGCCCACGCCAGGTGCGCACGGTCGTCGCGTAGTCATTCTTTGAACTCGTGGCGGACCATGTCTCAAAGAGCGCTCTGCCCTCCTCTCCGAGCCCAGCCTTAATTGACTGACCAATGCGCAGCCAGTCGTCGTACGCAAGGTTTTCGTTTGCGATGAACTCAAGCGCTCCCGCCACCCCCTCCATCGTGCCGCGCTCAGTACGCTTGCCCTCGAGCTTTGGCGTCGCTTCGGTCTTGAATGCGAGCACTGCCGGTCGCATCGAATCTGGCACCAGCGCGAAGGCGTGTTCCATAAATTCGCGTGCCACACGTTCGTCAATCGCTGGTAAATCCCGAATATCGAAGTCCACCGGATGGCCGTCAGGCCACTGGTACTCCGCGCCGGTATCGGGATGAATTCCGTAGGCCACGACCTGCTGGCCAAGACAATGCAGTTCGATCGGGTGCTTTTTGAATCCACGAAAGGGCTCAACTGAACGGTATATGAGTGCGCGCTTGGGCGCCCGACCGATACGCAATAGCGGCGTGTCGCCAAGTAGCCGCTTGGCTAACGCCTCAATCTTGAGCGCCACAGCCTGGTCGAGCACGTCAATATCGACGCACACGATCGACCCGCACACCAGACCAATGCCAGCATCGTCCCACCCGAGCCAGCGCCCGAGTTCGAGTTCCGAGGTCGGTCGACCACAACGATCGGCCCAGCCGGGGAAGTCAAACCAGATACCGCCGCGGCGCAAACCCGGCTTCTTTGCGTTTGGCTGGATCGGAATGATCCCGTAGCCTCGGTCAGCAAGCGCCTGACCGTGTTGCCCCATGAAGGATTGAGGATGGCTCGCACGGTCTGAGCTCACAAGCGTCGCCCCCTCAAAACGGCGGGTCATCGCGGTAGGCCCCGCGAATCGAGTCCTGGAACGCCGTCACAATCACCTCGATCAAAGCGAGGTATTCGGCCTCGGTGAAGCACAGTAGATCGGTCTTGTTCAGTGCATCGATAAAGCCGCCCGAAGCGAGCATGGCGTCATCGATCGCCTGAATTTCATGCTGATTGGGTTTAATCATTCCCTTGAGTCTCGCGGCAATGTGCTGGCAGGCCATCGAGCAGAGAACCACCCGAGGCCTGTCGATTCCGATGAAGTCGGGACTGAAGCCAAAACCCCTGGGATAGCGCCCGCAAATGGCGCAGGCCACTAGATCGGCTCAGATGTGCGGGCGTTGATCAGCAGAGACTTATCGATTCCGGTGTCGCGGGCGCGTCTGCCATCGGCGAACTCGTACTCGACAAAACCATCACCAAAGTCCACCTGCTTCGCGCCAATCAACGCCGGGATATAAAGGTGGCGCGAGCATCCAGTGCGCTGAGCCGCTGAATCAATTTCGGCCTGATGGAGCCCGCAGGTCCAGACGCCAGTCCCGGCGTTTCCTATGGTGCCAACACCGGTACCGCCACTAATATGCTCACCATCATTCGCACCGTCATTCGCACCATCTTTGCCATCAACCTCCCCCACCGGCGACGAATAGAGGCAAGTCCTGCAATTAATTGCCACGGGCGCAGTCGGCTTGGTTTGATGACAAACCGAGTGATGATCACAAAACCTGCATTCGTACCAATTCGGATCCTGTGACACCTTAGGTAGCGTTGGCTCCGCAGCAAAGATGACTCGGCGAGCCTTCTCGGTAAGCCGCAGCGCGTGTGCTTGGTCGTATCTCACCCGCTCGAGATAGAGGTCATCGGTGTCCTTATTCACTGCAACATAGATCCCCCACACCGCGCCGTTCAAGTGCATGTAGATCTGCATCTGATCAAAGTGCTGCGGCTTAGCAAGACGCAAACGCTTCTCGATCAGTTCCTTATAGGACTTGGCATTGTGCGTTTTGAACTCCGCCACGTGCCACTGATCGGGCGACTCGCGCAATCGGATCACAAGCGCATCAAGGCTGCCCCCGAAGTGCCCAGCCTGGTCGCTCACTCGAAACTGCCGCCCAGTCTGCGGATCCACATCAAGTACTGTGGCCCCTGCCCGGCGAAGGTTCGCCACGAGCCGAGCCTCCTCTAGCTGTCCAGACTCGAAGCGGCGCAGCAACTGTCCCGGATGGCGCGCCTTGGTGACCCAGCGGAAATCAAACCAAAGCGCCTGCTCACAACTCTTGCCAATGATCGATGCGCCAAGGTGGGCGCGGTGCCCATCGTCAGCATCAGACTCATAAGCCGCATAAATCGCCTCGCGAGTGGCCTCCATCAGGAACGCTCCCACGGCTTTCGGGCGGGCTGCGGGGCACCAACTGGACCTGCGTTACCTGACAGCCTCGGATTTGAGCCTGTCCGCTCGCGTTTCTCATAGAAACTGATTTCATTGCGTTCGGCCTTGATTTCGACATGCGCCCAGAAGGGTCGCAGATGCAGATCTGAAGAGTCCTCAAGCGCATTCACATCGAGCGCGTTACAGATCATCGCGAGCCGACTGCGCCCTACCGCCACCGCAGCTTTACTCGGGTTGACCAGATTGATCGCATCGAAGACCTTGCGCCCAGCGCATTCGCCCTCAATCAGATCGACCGTAAAAACCAGGCGCTGCCCATTGCCAGCGCGCGTCTCCATAATCTCGCTCGCGATGATCTGGCCGAGATAGCGCCCGGGCGGAACTGGTTCAAACTTCTCGCGCTCACCCCAGGCTTCGTGCTCACTTGCATTGAAGGTTTGTCCTAAATTGGCCATGGCCATTGCTCCTTGAATCGATGCTTCGGTGGATGTGGTCAGGCGAGCGTTTTCTGAACGGATTCAGGTAGCGCCGAATAGAAGGCGGCAAAATCCAATGCCAGCGTGTCGGGCAGGTGGTAACGGTTCTTGGCCAGAAAGGCTGGCCGCTCGGCCGTATGAAGTACCCGCTCACCGCTCCCCACCGCTCGGTTACTGCGGGTTTTCTTGGTCGGATCAAGAAGACTGCTGACGCGATAGTTGGCGAACAGAACGACGTCGCAGTGCTCCTGCAAAAGCGCCGATGCTTTCGCGTGGAGCTTGACCACGTAGCGATCGTAGGGGTCGACCTCGGGCGACTCGAACCGTTTGATATCGGTATGAGCGATCTGGATGATGGCCATCCCCCGCTCATCGCGCAGCCCGTTCAAGGCATCCACATAGCGGCGCCAATACGAGAGCGCTGCCACGTAGCCTTTCCCGAATCCGGCGTCCTCAATAGAGGCCCAACCGTTGTCCTTACAGGCTTTGGCCCAGATAAGGGGCTCGAGCCAATCGACCGAATCGACAACAAGGGTCCTGTAATCGTGCGCTTCCTTAGATAACGCCGTGAGCGCTTCGAGCACTTCGTCCCAGGTCCGGGCGAGCGGAAAGTGGGCAACATCGAGCGTCCCCAGGCCGTCCTCGGTTTGCAGAAAAACCGGCGCATTGGCCTCTGATGCAAACGTCGTCTTGCCGACACCGGAGACCCCGTGGATCAGAATCCTTGGGGCCTTCACTTCGTTTGCGCGCACCAGTGATGAGAGCGAAATGGCCATGATTAGTGAGCTCCAAATTTCGGATCGTTTGAGGGAGCGGGAATTTCATCGGCGCGAAGGCGGATCAGCTTGAAGCTCTGCCGCCCAGTCTTTACCGTGCGGGCGCGCTCGAAGAGCTCCTTGATCCCAGGGGCGAACTGATGCCAGTTCGACTCAGGGACATTGATCTCGATGACCACAAAGTCCTCGGGATCCTCACCGCGCTGGCGCAACTCGGTCACGGCTTGTTTGAGCCGCACCTGGTCGTACTCGACCTTTTTGGCCAGGTCCGCCACGACCGTGAATTCCCCTTGGGCGAAGCGCACGGTTCCGGTGGACTTGGCCTGGCTTGATCGAACCTGAGC